CAGACAATTCATATGTATCATTATTATCACGGGCTTCTTGAATCTTAGCCTCTAAATCATGATATTGTTTAGCGAATTGTTGTTCCTCAGAAAGTAGAACTGCTGCACTTGCTTGACCAATCTTATTGATTTCTGCAAGTTGAGCTTCACGCTCTGCCTCAAGTTCCTTACGTGCTTCACCGAGTTCACGACCCTTGTTAGAAAGAGATTGTTCAGTAGAGTAACCTTTAATAAGATCACTAAAAGATACAGGGACTTCCTCGCCATCAATCTTGACGATAACCTGTGCATCTAGATCTAAATCTTCCAAATCATAAACAGCAGCTTCTTGGGTAGCCGTAGCATCCTCATCTTCTGTTTCATCATCTTCATATTCAGATTCTTCACCTTCTCCATTAACGACTTCATCAGATTCTTCTGGGTCTTCTTCATCTGATTCAGACGGGTCAACTTCAGGAATCTCTTCATCGGGTAGCGATTCTTCAATGAACTGTGATTGTTCTAGAACGGCATCCAAGAGTTCTTGTTCAGTTGGACCATTATTAACTTCAGCGGGAATGTCATCCGTGGGTAGAGATTCGTTTGCTTCAGTATTCATAAACTAATTCCTCAATTAATTATTTAGATGCTGCAGGTTTAGCTGCAGTCTTTTTCACAGGAGCTTCTACTACTGCTTCTTGCTTCTTCACAGTAGGAGCTACTACTGTTTTGGATTGATATCGATCCATAAGATTATACAGGTTAGCTAAGGTATCTGCGTTGATTTTAGCTTTTCCTGGGCTACGCATAGAGTCATACTCTAAGACATTAATCATGCTCTCGATATTTTCTAATACTTGTGTGTAATCAATATTACGCATTGTTGTCCTCCATAAATTGAACATTCTTTCCTAGGGTTTCATACTCGACTAGTTTCTTACGAACATCCCCAAGAGCTAGAGCTGAGTTATAAATAAACTCACGAGTCTTAGTCTCATGTGGATCAGTCTTTAACCAGTGCATAAAGTATGTTACTAGTAGTTCACCATATGCATCATCAAAGAAATCTTGACGTTCCTGACTAGCAAAAGAAGCATTAACTAAAGCTTCCTTTGCCAACATATCAGGATGCATTTTATTACTCAGGTTCTTCTCACCTGCCTTTCTATACTTATCCATTATTGTCCTTGTGTACTCATAATGTTCTTAACCATCTCTAGGATAGCATCAAACTGTGGGTGCTCTTCTAAAGTTGCACCTTCTTTGACAGATTTAATATTTAGATCTGCCCACTCTTGGAAATGCTTATCAATAGCTACTGCCATCTGTCGAGCATTATCATCCATTGTGTTACGTGCTTGTGCTTGTGTATAAGATACATTAGCTTGCTGTAATCCAATATCTGCTTGAGCCTTAGCCAACTCCATCTCTTTAGCTTGTTGCGCTTGTTGATTCTGTTTTTGAATCTCTTCAGCAGCTCGTTGCTTAAAGTCATCCTCTGTATAGTCTACAAAGAAATCGTTGGAGTCTAATCCCATCGCTTCAACTAATTGTGTTGCTAAGGATGCTGGGGCTTCAGGACGTACAATCATACCCACACCTTGAGCTTTCAAAGCTGGTAGGATTTCCTGACCTAATGATTTGAGTTTTTGAATCTTGTTAAGATTTGAGTTCTCACCAATATCAACAAAGATCTCACACTCTAGATTACGTGGTAGTTCTGATGGGTTAATACTAGAAAATGAATGGGCAATCTTACAAGTGACCTTTTCATTCATACAAGTACGCATGGTATGGTACACACCAAGACACAAACGTTTAAACCCTGTTTCAGCAAACCGTCTAGCAATCTGTTGAATACGTTTTTGTGAAGCTGACTGTACGGCTGCTAGCTTTTGCTCTGAGTTACCAGATACATAAAGAGTATCATTCAAACCCTGAGCAGCTTTAGACATACCTGTTGCCTGTTCTTTAATCATCTGTAGATGTTCTAAGAGAGGTACAGTACCAGTACTCATTGCTTCTGGAACCATTGCAGATACTGCAGCAGCAGGGTTACCATTTGTAGGAATGATCTGCTTAGGCTTCATATTCTGTAATGCGCTAAAGTCAACAACGTTAGGATCAGCTAGCTTAGGTGAGTAGTTAGTTAAGTATGTATTCTCAACAAACCCACGTAGGATAGCAGTTGATGCTAAGGTAGATGAACGGGTAAAGTCAGCAATAGACAAACCATAGAATTCAAATGGAATGTTAATTGGAGACAAAGATGCTAGAGGAACCATATCAACATCTTCTTCAAGAAGGATATGTGTACCTGCGATAATAAACCGTTTTAGTTCAGCAATGCCATCACCATCACGATCTACCCGAATCCAACACTCTGTAACTGTCACTTCCCTATTTGCTTCTAGGGGTGTCAGGTCAATACTTGCAGACCCCTGCCAATACTCTTGACCAGTGACAAGTTTCCTTGCAGCAATGTCTTCTGAGTAACGACTTGTTCCATTCCAGCTTTCAGATCCTAAAGCATTCCAATCATCTTCAGACAATGACTCTGACATCTCAGGCCACATCTTACGAATCTCTGAGCGAGTGTATGTTGCTTGTAATCCAACAAACTCTGCAGTCTCAATGTTAGAAGCTTCCCTAGAAATACGGAAAGACTCTGGTGGGATAAGCTCTAGCTTAACTTTAGATTTATTTATTTTTCTACGTAGACGTACATCTATATAGACTAATTCTGCATCCCCTTGAGTATTAACATCATTCTCAAATTGGAGATCACCTACAATCTCTACATCATCCTCTGCAAGGATATCATCGAGTTTAGGTTGAGTAATCTTTTCATACTCTTCAAAGATGTACTCATAATCTTCTACATAGTCCCAACGGAGAATCCCATTCTTCCAAAGTAATGCACATTTCATCCATGACTCAAGAATCTCCCAACCATTGTTCTGTTTGAATAGACAATAGTTTACAAGTAGTGATGCATCCTTAGCATGTTTGTATGCTCCCGGAGTATCGTTGTAAGGGACAAAACGAGCTAGTCGTTGGTTGTTTAAAAAGAGATCAGATAGAATTGCTGAAAAAGCTTCTACTGTTTCTGTAGTAGATGTGTCTACTATACTGGACACACCTTGAGGTGCTAAGTGACCTACGGGTACTCCTGCATATTCGTAAGTACTACGGATACGCTCATACGCTAGATCAGAGGAGTTTAACCAATCTCCTACAGAGTTCTGTACACCAGACTCAACTAAGTTAATTAGCTGTTCATCTGTGACTTTTTCTTTATAACCATAATGTCGAGCCACTATTGATATCCCCCTTTAGTAGGTATTTTACTACTACTACGGAGATCATCTGAGGAATAACTTCCTGTCTTAGGTAGCTCCCTAGGTTTCTCTTGTTTAGCCTTCTTTGTAGGCTGAGGTTGTATAAATCGAGACATTCTATCTTCCTATCTATCTATCTACATGTAAGTCCTATAAGAGTGCCTTGATATGGCAGCAAGTCTAGACATAACAATTTTAAGGCTGGTACGTCAAGACACTCTTATAAGACCTAGATTTTGTAACTCATATGTAGGGGGTGAGTTATATAAGTGGTATAGTTTCTTCCACTAGCTATACCAGACTAGTTGAGGACAAACGGAAGATGGTTAGCATAATTATATTACTATAACCATGCTGTGTTATCCTGTTCCCATTCTCCAACTCTATCTCTCCAAGACATCCTGTTTAAGACAAGTTTATCGTAATGGGTTCTTAATACTTCACAAGCCATCGCTAATGCCATGACTGTATCATCATGAGTTCCCGGAGCTGCTTCAGTCTTACCAGTCTCCGTAGAGATGTAATCCTTGAGTTCCTGAATCATAATGTTTGATGGGATGTTAATCGCTTCATCAGCAATCAATCGTTTAAGGTTTCCAATAATGACAGGTTTAGTACTAACTGTAGTTCTAAAACCTAAGCGTACACCTTCTTCATTAGAGACATTAGCAATCTTAGTTTGCTTATACATATTCACATAATTCATTGACTCTAGTTTCTGTAGGGTAGCAATACCCATAGAGTTAGATTCAACACATAAGAATGCATTATTAAAATATCTACCTAAGTAAAATAATAA